TAAGCTCTGAAAAATCAAAATATCTCTGGTTTAGCTCATATATAAGAACATATATAGAATCAGACGCCAAAGAGATAGGTAACATCAGAAATAGAGAGTGTAAATCCATCTGTGTAAGTCCTTTTTAAAACCTACTTATCCAAAGTAAGTTACAATTTAAAAAACTAAAAGGATTTACTATGTCATTACTTGACAGACAAGAGTTGGCCAAGAGATTAGCTAATGGAGAGAATATAACTCCTCAAAGCATAGTTGATGAGTTTAAACTCATCTTAAAAGATGTCATAGAAGAAGCTAGTAATGCTGAAATAACAGAGCATTTAGGCTATGATAAACACCACACATCAGATAATACAAACTACCGCAATGGCTATAATGCCAAGACATTAAAAACAAACTACGGTGAGATATTAGTTGATATACCAAGAGATAGAGATGGCACATTTAACCCTAAGCTAGTTAAAAAGCGTGAAGTAGTCTTAAATGGCACAGATGATTTAGTTATCTCGCTTTATGCTAAGGGTATGAGTGTTAGAGATATTAAGAGCCATTTAGAACAACTATATGGCTTTGAGCTATCAGAACAAACTATATCAAATATGACTGAAAAGATATTGGATAAAGCCAAAGAGTGGCAGAATAGACCACTAGATAGAATATACCCCTTTGTAATAATAGACGCTACTATACTTAAAGTTAGAATAGACGGCAACGTTAAGAACATAGCCACATATATAATGCTAGGAGTTAAGCTAGATGGCAGCAAAGAAATTTTAGGTATGTGGATTAGCAAGGATTGCGAACAATCAGTATATTGGCTAGATATATTCAATGAGATTAAAAATCGTGGAGTAGATGATATATTAATAATATCTACTGATAATCTAAGCGGTATAAGTAAAGCCATAAACTCATCTTTTCCCAACACCCAAATTCTTCTGCTTGCAGCTACGAGTGCGTAGCGCGAAGTAGAAAAATGCGTAATCCATCAAATAAGAAATAGCCTTAAATATGTAAGTTATAAGGATAAAAAGAGAATATCTAGTGAGCTAAAAGCTATTTACGAAGCTGATACAAAAGAACAAACCTTAACCAATCTAGCTGAATTTAAGGCTAGACATCAAGGGGATTTTCCAAATATCGCTAAGTCTTGGGAGAATAACTTTGAAGAGCTATCTACTTATTTTAGATATCCAAAGGAGATTAGAAAGCTTATTTATTCTACTAATGCCATTGAAAGCCTAAATTCCATCATTAAGCGTAAAACTAGCACTAAGGCTGTATTTCCTACCATTGATAGTGCTTTTAAGCTCTTATACTGCTCTATACTAGAAATTTCAGAAAAATGGAAAATAGGTAAAATAAGAGGCTGGGATAAGATATATCCACAGCTTAGTATCTATTTTAGTGATACCTTAGAAAAGTATGAGTAAAATTTAGATGAATGGTTATAGGGTTAGGGGTGATTTACACAGATTGTTTGATACTCTCTATCTATACCATTAAGGCCGCAATATAATCTATCGACCAATTTACAAGCTTTACTTTTCTTTGTATTTGTTCGATTATAAGCTTTTATCACGCAGTCTATCTTTGGAAAATTTAAGCAGACGGTTTACATTCAAGGCTTGGCAACATCAGAGAAAATTTCAACGAATGAAAGTATTTGTGTTGTTTGTTTTTGATTTATAAAGCTCCCTCAATACCTCAATACCTCAATACCTCAATACCTCTCCCATACTAAATGTACCACTAAAAATGCAACAAAGAAAAACAAAAGCAATTTTATATGAATGTTTTTGTAAAATAGCAGGTTTTAAAAAACTGTACCACTTTTTATCAAAAGTGTACCATAGTTTAAGAAAAAATTCAAAGAAAGGGAAACTGCAAAAGAGGCGGTTTAAATACCGATAAATAGGGCATTTATGGTGTCACGGGGGAGACTTGAACTCCCGACCTCCGGCTTATGAGGCTGGAGCTTATTTGATTCAAATTTTCCTGATTTCGGCGGCTACTTTATGGTAAAATATACATAGAAAAACGAAAGGAGCTAAGATGCTAGGTTTGGTAAAATACGCTTTGCTAGGTTGCTTGATAGCGCTTGCGGGAGCCGGATTTATTTTATTTATTATTACCGATTTTAGCGGCTTTGTAGGCTTTCTTAAAGTTTGTGCGGCATATATCGCGGCGTCTTGCGTAGCTGGAGTGATTTTAGGCATCAAGCAAGGCCTAAACGACATTAAAAAAGCTAAAAATTTATCTTTATAAGTCATCTTTACTCCCGTCATTCCCTCTTATTTAAAATCCTATTAAATGCCTTTGAAATGTCAAACATCCATAAAAAATCGATTTTAAAACGCTTGCAAAAAGCCTTTAAAACGATAGTTTCGCATTCAAAATACCCGCCGTTAAAGTCTCGCTTTGCTACGCTTGCCGTATGAAGTCCATGAAGCATAAGGGCTTCGTAATAATCAAGCCCGAACTCGTCCGGGCTCATTTTTGCTTCAACGCAGGCAAGCAGCCTCTCTACTTTTTTGAGCGCTCAGCCTCGATAGCTGCGTCAATGGCGCCCATAACCGATAGATAGCTTAGGCCCTTATCCTCGATTTCAGTCTTAAATTTTTCTATATTGTCGTCGCCGGCACGCCCGAGCTTCACTTCGATTACGACGAGATCATGCACGAGGCTCATAGTAGAGCCTTTACCGTAGCAAAGATTACGCGGATAGATCTGCTTTCGGATATCCAGGCTAGCCTTAGCGAAGCCTATAAAAAGGGGCGGGGATTTGGAGAATGGAGAGATAACATAAAACCCGTTTTAGCAAAGAAAGGCTGGCTAGGAGACGTAAGCGTAACAAATCCAAAAACCGGAGAAACGAAACAAATCTACGTGGGTTCCAGGCGGCTAAAACGGATTTTTGAGACCAATATGCGCGTAAGCGTAGCAAAGGCAAGGTATGAAAGCCAGATGAGTAGTGCGGGCGAATACTTCCGTTATAAGGCCGTACTAGATCGCCGCACAAGGCCGGGTCACGCTAAGCTACACGGCATGATCCTACCAAAAACGCATAAATTTTGGGAGAAAAACTACCCGCCAAACGACTGGGGGTGTAGATGTCAGGTGCAAGTACTCACGCAATACGAGATGCAAAGCTACGGATTTAAGCCCTACGCCGGCACGCCTTTAAACGTAGCTAGCAAAGACTGGGCCTATAATCCGGGTAAAAGCGCCCAGAGCCTAGATAACGTCCTAGCGCAAAAAGCTAAAAATTTAAGCGGCGAACTAAAAAATATAGTAAAAAACGATCTAAAAAACTATGAGCGGGATAGGAATTTATACGTCTGGCAAAAGGGGCTGGATGATATGGTCGACACGCTGCTTGGTGGCGATATTATTAAAGAAAAATTACGCCAAATCGTTCAAGTAGGGCAAATTAAGCCTAATATCGAAAATGGGCTAAAGAAGCTGGGAGTTAAGCTGGGAGCCAATAGTGTAGCGCTTTATCAAAATCGAGTTTGGCATCTAAAGCGTGACAGTAAACCAAAAGACAAAGAGCCTAATGCTGATGAGATAAAGGCGATTGTCGATGTTTTAGATAAAGCCAGACACTGCTATTATAATCCACAAGAAAACGCGCTTTATTATTTTTATCCAACTATGCAAAACGACAATATGGTAAATTATGCGCTTATTAGGCTAAATTACACGCTTGCTAAATTTAGAACGGATAATTTCGTGATAAGTATAGATAAAATACCTTTTGAAAATTTTAATACTACGATAAGAGACAAAAGAAGATATAAAAAAATAAGGTAAAGACGGCCGGGCATCGAACCCGTCATGAATAGCCTACGCAAGTAGGTATCCGGCTGCCAAATCTGCCGGTATCTCATCTTTACCTTCTGTGTTGATTATAGCCCTTTTATCCTCAAAAGTCAATTTAGCTTACTAGCTTTTCGGCAGCCAAAAAGCGCTTGATATTTTCCTCCAAATTCGGCTCTAGCTTTCCGTTTTCATCGACTGGCAAAAAAGGACGAGCAGGGATCTTGCTTTTATGTCCGCGTCCGGCGTTTGCGCCGAACTGATGAGATAGCCCGTAGGCAAAGCCTTTATGCGAGCTATTATTTGAGACGGTCACGCTTTTGGCGTCTGAGCTTATGTGCCAGTTGTCGGCTAATCGCCCGCTATCTCTCAAAATCCTATCCGAACCGCCTCTTTTTACTTTTTGGGCCAGTGTGCTTTGTTTAAGCGGCTTCCAGCTCTGCCCAAACGGGCTTCTTTGGTTTTCAAATGCAAATTCTATGGAGTTTGAGATCATATTGCCGATAGTGTCAAAGGTGCTTTGAGATAGGGCGTTGCCTTCCTCGAGTCGCTTTAGCATCTGGTTTATCTGTTCAAGCCCGTTTATTTCTACGCTCATGCTTTATCTTTCGACTTACAAAAGCGCTCGCTGCGAGACCTTGCCAAAGTCTTGCGAGTCAAAAAAGTCCTCTGCGGCGTTTAGAAGATACGGATTTGCTTTCGTGCCCGGGTGGTTTACCTTCTTACCGAACATCTGCCCCGTTTTTACGTTTGCCAAGGCTTTCATTCTTTTGGGTTTTATGACGTGGGGAGCGGTGCCGTCGTGAACGAATTTTGCATACGGAGCTAGCCTTGTGTTTCCAACTTCTATTTCGAGGTTTTCGATACGGTCGTCAAATACTTGAATATCTTTTTTGAGGTTGCCCGTTTTTATGGGGGCTATATATTTGGCCTTTAAAACTATGCCCGAGCCTATACGAAAAAGGAAGTTTTTTAAATGTCTTTTAAAATTCATTTAAAGGTCTTTTGAGCGTATTTTAATGCGTCTACAAAAGTGCCGCTAAAGCGCTCTTTAAATTTATCATGTACAAGAACTTCAAACTCGCAGGTTTCTTGCATCAACTCATCATTTTTAGCTATTTTTATAGTTTCGTCATCGATAGATATGTCAAAAAACCCCATGATCAGTCCATCTTTTACGCAAAGAGTAGCAAACATGTATTTTTTATTGCGTTTTTTGTCGTAGTCTTTGTTGTCCCAAAGCTCATAACCCTTGGCGTATATGCCCCATTCTGCGGTATCTACGTATAAAATAAACTCTCTCATTCTTGCCACCATCTTTTTATGATCTCTTGTTTTAATGTTACACTTTGTTTCTTAAAATACTCTTTTATATCATCGTGTTTATACGCCGTTACCAGCCTTACGCCGTCAAATACCAGAAAATATCCGTTTTGGCTTATGGCGTTCATCTTGTTAGCTTCACCTTTTTTGGGAGCGATGGCGACTATCGAATTTAGCGCCTTTATAATGTCTTGCCTTAAATTACCGTCTTTTTGTAGCCTATATTTTAGTCCGTGTTCGCCGTTTGCTGCTTTGCTGTCTAGTATTCTCTCCACTCCGGTCTTGTCGATATGCCTTAAGACTTCGTCCTTGCCGGGTGCTTGCGTAGCTTTCATCTTAACGCCCTCGATCTCGTATTCGTCTACCCAAACCGGTACTACTTCGGTGCGGCAGCGGAAGTGATAGGGCGGAAGCCCGAAGCTTGCATCCATCTTATCGCTTCTACCTAGATAAGGCTCGTTTCTCCACGTAGCGGCCGCCTTTTTAGCAGCCATGCTCTTTGCTGCGGTGATAGCGTTTGCTTGTCTTTCTAGGTGCTCTGCCGGTATCACTCGTCCGTTCATAGAACGGCAGATGTCCGAAGTTTTAGAGTCCATTATGGCTACAACTTTATAAAAAGGGGCATCGTACTTTCTGGCTTGATTTACTCTTGCTATGTTTTGGCTTTGAGAGATGATGTGATCGCTCACCCCCTCAAAATAGCTCATGTCCATTTTTAGCTCGTTTGAGAATTCCTCTTTTAGCTTGGCAGCCATCTGGGCGCGCGGGATCTCACCCTCAAAGACTTTTTGAGTTATATTCATTAGTCTTGATTGAAATTTATCGTTAAATTCGCTCCTCATCCAGTAGAAGTTATTACGCATAGATTCGATAGCTTGCATATCTATTCTATCAAAAGCTATGCCGATACTTACACCTTGCAAGGATAGTTTTTTGTAGGTTTCTTCTAAAATATAGGAGAGGGCAGTGCTAAAAATATTTGAATATTGACTGGGTATCCACAATACTTTAAGATATGCTAAACTAATGCCAAACAGTGAGCGAGAGATGGTAGAATCTTTGTATGAGTAGGTTTTATAGATATCGCGAAATTTATCTCCTAAAAGATAGGCTCGCTTATCCAAGTAAATTCCGTAAAAAAGCCAACGAAGCAGATAAAGGACTGGAAAAATTATGGGCTTTGCCAGTTTTTAAAGCGGATCTTTTGAAAATACGACAGCTAGCGACTTGAGAAAAAGTAAGGCTTTTAGGACACAAAGTATTGGCTTACGATGCCTTTAGGTTACAAAACGCTAGGCGTATATCTAACCGTAACTATAATCACGAGCTTCTTGCCTTCATCTATCCTATAGACTATAGTATAGTTTTCTACGAAAAGTTGCCTATAGCCAGTATTTGCATATATACCCACTTTTCTAGCAGCTCCTCTGTACAGCATCTCATCCAAGCTAAGTATAGCGATCTCTATCTCGTTTACTAAATTTATCGCGGCGGTAGGATTAGATAAATTTGTAGCTATATACTTATATATACCGTCTAGCTCTTCGTAAGCCTGAGGTGAAATTTTAACCCTATAACTACTCAAAATATTTTCCGCGAAGAGATTTTAAGGCGTCTTTAGCATCTAGCAGAGAGCCCTCGTCTTTAATCTTAGCTTCGGACAACGATATGGCATTATAGATATCTGATATCTTTGTTAAAGACTCGTACGTCTTCATGCTCATAACCACTAGGTCGCCGTATCCGTTTTTTGTAACGAATATCGGCTCGTCTTTGGCGTGACAAAGTTGGGAAATTTCATTCGTATTTCTTAAATCTCTTATAGGTACTATTTGAGGCATCGGTTCCCCTTTAATTTAGCATAATTGTAGCATAATTGTAGGCATATTATTTTAATGGATAAAAGCTCAGGTACAAAGCATACAGAAGCAAAACAAAAACTCATATCGCAAATGCAGGTTCATATTGAAGTAAGTTTAAAAAGACAATCGAAACAGGAATATGATCCAATGCTTGCCCATATTTTAGCCAGTAACTTTACAGAGGGGCTTCTTGAAATAGCAAGGCACTATCAAAGTGAAAAGTGGGCAAAAGATATGCTAAAACTTATTGCAAGATGTTATTACAAGGGAGTGGAATCTCTATAATCAGTACTAAAAAAGGTTATTTGTCAAATAGACTTTGCGTAATCAGCAAAGTCTTACTTTAAACCTTAATACTGAATTAAAATTCAATATTGTTCAATTTTGAAAGGAGAGTTGTTCATGCTGGAAAAAGAATTACAAAAAAAAGTGATTGGAAAAAATGGCTTATCTAATTTACTTCTTGCTTTAAAAATAGTGTTTGATTTGATACCACAAATCTTACTCGTATATTTGATTAGTTCTTTAATTACAAACAATATTAACGAAGGTAATTTAAAGCATATATTCTTGGGAATCTTTATATTGTTTGTATTAAAAGGCGTGTTTTACTATTTGACAACAAAGGTTGCTCATGAGAAAGCATACGAAAAATTGACAGAACTTAGGGTAGATATTATTGGGCATTTAAAAAAACTAAGTTTTGGATTCTTTAAAGAACATAACACTGGAGAACTTACTAACATAGTTCAGCATGATGTAGAGCAAGTGGAAGTATACCTTGCCCATGGTCTTCCTGAAATAATGTCAGTTACACTTCTGCCTACTATCATTTTCATAGCCATGATTTTTATGGATTGGCGTCTTGCTCTTGGAATGATTGCTGGAGTTCCACTCATGTATTTAGTAAAAGTTCTTTCACAGAAAACAATGGATAAAAATTTTGCTATTTACTTTAACCATGAAAACAAGATGAGAGAAGAGCTAATGGAATATGTAAAAAATATTCCTGTTATTAAGGCTTTTGCTAAAGAAGAGGAGATTAGCGAAAGAACATTAAAAACGGCAAGAGAGTATATTTACTGGGTTAAAAAGAGCATGGGAGCAATTACAATTCCAATGGGACTCATTGACATATTTATGGAAATTGGAGTAGTTATTGTCATGATTTTGGGAAGTATATTTCTTTACTATGGAAATATTACAACACCTAATTTTATTCTTGCAATAATTTTATCATCTGCTTTTACTGCATCTATAAGTAAGACAGCTACATTGCAACATTTTTCTATTGTGTTTAGGGAGGCATTAAAGGCGATTGGAAAAGTTTTAACAGTTCCACTTCCAAAGAAAAAGACAGAACAAGGTTTAGAATTTGGAAACATAGAATTTAAAGATGTGAATTTTGCATACGGAAAAGATAGCTTTGAGCTAAAAAATATCAATTTGACTTTTAAGAAAAATAGCGTGAATGCCTTGGTAGGTGCAAGCGGTTGTGGAAAAAGTACGGTATCTAATTTGCTTATGGGATTTTGGGATGCAGATGAAGGACAAATACTGATAAATGGAAAAGATATAAAAGAATATAGTCAAGAAAATATCTCAATGCTGATTGGTAGTGTGCAACAAGATGTTATCCTTTTTGATTTAAGCATTTTTGAAAATATAGCAATTGGAAAATTAAATGCAACAAAAGAAGAAGTTATAGAAGCAGCTAAAAAAGCAAGATGCCATGATTTTATTTCAGCATTGCCAAATGGATATGAAACACGAGTAGGTGAAATGGGGGTTAAGCTATCCGGTGGAGAAAAACAAAGAATTTCCATTGCAAGAATGATACTCAAAAATGCCCCGATTTTAATATTAGATGAGGCAATGGCAGCTGTTGATAGTGAAAATGAAAGACTAATCGGTGAAGCGATTGATGATTTAAGTAAGGATAAAACCATCATTACAATTGCTCATCATCTAAATACGATTAGAGATTCAGACCAAATTATAGTTATGGATAAGGGTGTTGTTCTTGATGCAGGAAGCCATGAAGAGCTGATGAAAAGATGTGAGTTCTATAAGGATATGGTTGAAGCACAGAACAAGGTAGATAGATGGAATTTGAAAGAGGTGGTAACAGAAAATGTTTAGAGAAATGTTAAAACTACTTACAAAAACCGGCAAGAGAGATTTGATTATATCAAGTGTATTCTTTGCCCTTTATGGACTAAGCTCCATAGCCATGATTGTTATCGTATTTTCTATACTGTTCCAAATCTTTGATGGAACGAGCTTAGCAAGCCTATATAAATATTTTATTGCGATTGGATTACTTGTAGTCTTCAAAGGTATTTGTAATATGGTCGCAGATATGAAAAAGCATAGTGCAGGTTTTGATATTGTTCAGCAAATCAGAGAACGCATGATTATCAAATTAAAGAAATTTAGTTTAGGTTTTTATACAAATGAAAGATTGGGAGAAATCAATACAATTTTACACAAAGATGTTGATAATATGTCCCTTGTTGTAGGACACATGTGGTCAAGAATGTTTGGCGATTTTTTGATATGTACAGTTGTATTTGTTGGTCTTGCAAGTATTGATTTTAAACTTGCCATTATGATGGCTGTATCTGTTCCGATTGCACTTATCTTTCTATATCTAACAATTAAGCAATCTGAAAGAATTGAAAATCAAAACAACTCAGCACTTCTTGATATGGTTAGTTTATTTGTTGAATATGTTAGAGGAATACCTGTACTAAAGAGTTTTTCAAACAATAAGAGCTTGGATAATGAGCTTATGAATAAGACAAAAAAGTTTGGAGAAACAAGCAAAGCAGCTTCAAGATTCAAGGCAAAACAGTTATCTATATTTACTTTTTTACTGGATATTGGATATTTGGTTCTTTTAATTGCAGTAGCAATACTTGTTATAAAGGGAAGTCTTGATGTACTTAATTTTATTATCTTTGCAGTAATTTCAAAAGAGTTTTATAAACCATTCGCTTCTATGGAACAACACTATATGTACTATGTTTCTGCGGTAGATAGTTACCAAAGACTTTCAAGAATTTTATATGCAGATGTAATCCCAGATAAAGTGAATGGAATTGTTCCGAAAAACAACGATATATCTTTTGAAAACATAGATTTTTCCTATGAAAAAGATGAATTTAAAATGAAAAAATTGAGCTTTTCTATTGCTGAAAAAACAATGACAGCCTTAGTTGGAGAATCAGGTAGTGGAAAGACTACTATAACCAACTTGCTTTTAAGATTTTATGATGTGCATAAAGGAAAAATTACACTTGGAGGAATTGATATAAGGGATATTCCTTATGATGAGCTTTTAGATCGTATCAGTATCGTTATGCAGAATGTTCAGTTGTTTGATAATACCATTGAAGAAAACATCAGGGTGGGCAAAAAAGGAGCTACAAAAGAAGAAATCATTGAAGTAGCAAAAAAAGCAAGAATACATGATTTCATTATGAGTTTACCAAAAAGTTATGAAACGGATATTGGAGAAAATGGTGGGATTTTATCAGGTGGTCAAAGACAGAGAATATCTATTGCAAGAGCATTCCTGAAAGATGCACCGATTTTGATTCTTGATGAGATGACAAGTAATGTTGATCCTGTAAATGAATCTTTAATACAAGATGCAATTACAGAACTTACAAAGAATAGAACTGTACTTGTAGTGGCTCATCGTTTAAAAACAATTCAAAAATCTGACCAAATTCTTGTATTTCAAAAAGGCAATTTACTTGAAAAAGGAAAGCATGTGGAACTGCTTGATAAAAATGGTTACTACACAAAATTATGGAAAGCTCAGTACGAGGTATAATCATGAATTTGTTAAAAGATGTTTCTTGTGAATGGGGAGATGGACGAACTGCTTTAAAGAATATCAATCTTGAAATTAAAAAAGAAAAATCTGTTTTTGAATTATCAAGCGGGCAGAAACAAAAGATAGCTATTGCAAGCATCTATGTAATGAATCCTAAAGTTTTAATTTTAGATGAGCCTTCAGCAAATTTGGATATAAAAACAACATTTGACCTATTTTCAATTCTGGAAAAATAAAAAATAAAATAGAACCTTTAACCTTATGTATAACTTAAGGTTAAAGGTTCTATCTAATTTTTCTTAGATCCTCTTGACACTATTTCCTCTTGCATCAACTTTAATACTTTTAATTACATCATCACCATCAACTACAGTATAATAAGTACATAGATTTGCTGTAGAACAGGAATGATATTGTATACTATCTAAAAAAACATAATTTCCTGGATGATATACATTTATATTTAGATCTTTAACAGCTTCTATAAAAGTAGGAGTTGAACCACTTGTAATATATTCTAAGTGATAGCCTTCTTTTTCAAGAATATCTTTTGCTTGTTTTAAAGTTTCACATTCATCTAACACATATTTATGAATATCTTCTTCGCAAATTGAAGAGTAAACATGACCTGGATGCGAAGAAATCCCTCTTAATTTTAAATTTTTCAATTTTTTTAGTTCTTCTGTAAAATTCAATAAGTTTTTCAAGGATAAACCAAAACGGTGTAAACCACTATCTACAATAATACTGTAACTAACAACTACATTTTCAACTTCTGCCATTTTATTGATTTTTATAGCTGCTTCCAAAGAATCTAGTCTAATAATAAAATCTGTCTTTTTGCTGATTTCAATAATTCTTTTAATATTTTCTTCACTTGCCACAGGATAAGCATACATAATTTTCTTTATTCCTTTTTCACAACATGCTTCTGCTTCATCTAAAGTTCCACATAATACCCCTGTAGCTCCTTCATTTATTTGCATCTCGACAATTTCCATACTTTTATGAGTTTTTATCATTGGCCATAATTCTTTTTTATTCTCTGTACATAATTTTTG